CGCCACACCTCGAAGATGTCGCCAACCGAGAATTGATCGTATTGATATAGACCGCGCGGAAGGTCGACAACCAGCGAGCCGATCTGATTCTGTGTTTTGATGTATTCAAGCGAATTGAACGCCTGAATTACGCCTTTTCTGACGCCCTCGTGCGTGTACCAAACTAACTCGTATCTCACAGTAACGCTCCGTCAAGCCCCCAAAATTGCGGCGTCCATTGAATCCACGCGCCGCTTGCGGTAGTGGTGTCGGTCATAAAAACAGAAATATTGTTCGCGCCCGGCGTGAGATAAAAGTCGCCATAATCAGAGCCAGCTATAACGTAGCGCATCAGGTTATCTCGTCCCTTCCAGCCACTTCTAAACTTCAGGTTGAGCGGGTCGAAGTTGAGCCCAATCCACTCGCCAGTCTGAAGCGTCAGGCCGTTAAACGCGATTGTCTTTCCGGTCGAGTAGTTGGTTATGGATTTGAGCGTGCCCGGCCCGTTGACCGCGATGAACGGGTACGTGTTCGCCGATGCACTTGCCACGTTCAGGTTGAGTGCTACCACACCAGTCTCGGCGTTCTCGTCCGGCGTTTCGCCTGCGGTTGAGAAGCCACCGCCGATGTATAAAGAGCCGTCTGATGCTGGTAGAAACGCATTAACCGAAGATGTTCCAGGAAGGTTAATGTCTAAAGGCTGCCACGATCCGTTAGACCAGACAGCCGCCCGGTCCGCGAGAGTCAAGCCGCCAATGGAGGTAAAATCACCACCGATATAAACCTTGCCATTATTTACGGTTATTCCATAAACATTTGCATTTGCACCAGTTCCTAACGCGCTCCAACTTGACCCGTTCCAGCGTGCAATGTAGTCTGCGTTTGCGTTTCCTCCGGCGTTGGTAAAATAGCCACCTACATAAAGATAACCAGTTGCGCCGAATGCGAGAGACCAAACCGCCGCGCCAATATCGGTGTTAGTGCCAACTGGCGAGAATGCCGTCCCATTCCATTTGCACAAATAAGGATAGGCGGCATTAGTGAATGCGCCCCCGATGTACAAATCCCCATTTGGTGCGATTGCTAATGTTTGCACATTATTATTCAACCCAGTAGATAGTGCGCTCCACGCCGTTCCATTCCATTTTGCGATTTTCGCTGTATTTGCCACGCCACCTGCTAATGTAAAATTGCCGCCGACATATACATCCCCGTTTGGTGCAATTGCAATCGCACGAATATAACTGTTTGTGCCAGTACCAAGTGCATTCACTGTCGGCGTTCCGTTTATGTCAGTAATTTTGACAATATAGTCGCCAGCGGCAGAGCCCAAATCAGTAAAAAATCCACCAACGTATAAATCCCCGTTTGCGTCAAAAGCCATAGCATTAACGCTGCTACTTATCGCGCTAACAACCGCTTCCCATTTTTCGGTTGCTGGATTCCACCTTGCGAGATAATCTGCGCCCGCAACACCGCCAGCATCTGTAAAGTTGCCCCCCGCGTATATCTTGCCATCCGGTCCTTCTGCCATGCAGTAGACATTTCCGTTCAGCCCCGTAATCAGACTCGCATACGCACTGCCAGTCCACTTGCACCAGTTCCCGTCCTTGTCGCGCTTGACGATGTGCTCCGCCGGAAAGTTGGCGTACAAATCGAGCGCCTTGCCCTCGTTGTACGCGCCCTGAAGCAAGCCGCTTGGAATGACGAAATTCAGCACGGCGCGCTGGTGGTTAGGCAGGTCGGGTGTGTCAACCATTGAAGCGGATAGTGGAACGCAAACAATGTCAATCGGCTGGGTTGCCTCATCGCCGTTTGCGGCAAATCCCTGGTAGCGGATGATGCGCTGTTCGTGCCCACGATAGTCCGCGCCCCAGTTTATGCCGAATTGTTCAGGAACGCTCATGTTACTCAACAGGTCAGGCCTTAGCATGTCAATAACCGCCTTGCGATTCGCTTCAATCGCGCCTAACGTATCGCCGATAAAGTCCACCACAATTGAAAAGTTGCGGCTCTTGCGCGTGTGCGTTTGGTACATATCGCCGCCGGAAGTCATCTTGGTCAATATCTGATTCCAGTCGCCGTGCCCTAACCCGCTCACGCTCACAATCTCGCAGTAGGTAGACAGGTCAACGAGTTCGCCGCCTAATCCGGTTTTAACAGAACGCGCCGAAGGTGAGTTGCGGATTGTGCCAGTCCAGCGACAACCGGGCGAATAACCGTCAAAAAACGTAGAAGCCTTGCTTGCTTGTTCAAACTGCGCGCCATCCACATAGAATGGGGCGGTGCTGGCAACAACATCTCTAACCACATAAACTCTATAATTCGTAGCATTAATCGGGGGTGTATAGCTTACTTCAACCCGCTGCCAATAACCAGTGGCCGTAAATTGTTTCGTTGCCTTAATGGTAGTTGTTTGGCGAATTTGAATACGCATGGCTTGTCCTACTACGCCCTTGACATAGCAGGAAAACGTATATGGCAAGCCGGCTGTCACTTTCAACCCGGAATAATAAACGCTGGATTCCACCCCAGAACTTGGGGTAACTTTCATCGAATAAACGCCCCAACGAGCACCGTCACCAGAACTTGCGATTGTTCCACCAGAAGCAACCCAGCCTGTTATAAGCTCCGGTGAAGCAAAGGTGGGGTTCTTGATCTGATTCTCGGCAGCCTTCGGCTTTACTATCCAGAACTTCTTTTGTGTCAATACAGGTGCTGTCATGCCCATGCCTCCATCAGTTCAAACGCTGTCCTCACGTCCGCCGGATTGCTGCTCGTTGGCATCGTGAGGTTGTAGACGTTTCCGCCGCTGGTACTGCTGGTTGTTATCCCGCTCAAGGCTTTCGCTATCGCCTTGCCGATCGCCTCGGGGTCTATTGCCGATTCGCCGCCGTATAGCGCGCGCGCCAGAGCCCGCTCCGCGTCCGCCCTAGACAACACGAACCCATCCACACTCGGAATAAACAGCTCGCCGCGGTAGCCGTATTCCTGCCACGTGTACGGATTGCCCCCATAAACCGCGCCGCCAACGGCACGCGGCACTGCTACGTTCGCGTGGTAGTTGACGGTGCCAAACAGTGTCGGCGGTCTATACCCCCTGACCGCGCTGTCGTCGACTTCCAGCACCACATCCATCCCCTTTGGCTTAAAGTTCCGATTTTCCAGCTCAGCAAGGTCTACCATAACATCGTCAATATTAGTATCGATTTCAAGCGTCTTGCCTTCTGGCAAATTCTCAATATTGTCTGCAAGGTCTTTTACTAACATGTTATATTGCGTTTGCGTTATTATTTTGTCATCCAATAGCTGCTTGTAAATATTGACCTGTTTAGTGGCTGCAACGGTGTTTTTGTCAACAAGCCCCATCGCTTCTGCAAGCGAGTAAGCGGCTTCTGCGCTCAATCCTTCAGACGCTATTTTGAACAATAATGATTCTGAATATCTGCGCATTGCTGCATCGGCATTGTTGGTTGCGTCTGCGACTTCTTGTTGAGCAGTAGCTGCTTCTTCGGCTGCTTTAGTTTGAGCTTCTATAGCTGCTGTAGCTAATCTGGCTGCTTCTTCACCTTCATAATTAGCAGCAGCCCATTTATCCGTTCCCTCTGCTGCTGCTTGTGTAGCTTTTTCATAATTTTCAACTAAAGTTTTTAATGCATCTATGTTTTCCAGCAAAAAAGTAACATCTTGTTGCCCGCCACGTACAGCTGCATCATAAGCTGCCTGAAGTTCAGGGGTAATCAAGCCTAACTTTTGCACCTGTTCCCAGAGGTCACGGGCTTCTTTTAAATTAGCCTGTTTATTAAATACAGCTGCCCAATATTCAGCCCACCAGCTCGTAGCATCCGCGATATCGGATTTCACGAGGTCAAAATAATTCTTTTGCGCAGCCGACATTTGCTCCCATTTGCCAGCATTGTCAAGAGTCAAGCCCCCCGTTTCTTCCAGCAAGCCTTTTGAACTTTCCAGTACGCCATTTAGCAAAGCTTGCGTTTTTTCTGCTTTTGTCAGTTCTTCAGCCGTTTTTCCAACAGCTTCAGCATAAGCCTGATATTTTCCCTCCGCATCAACCACAATGCCAAGATTATCCAAAATCATTGGTGACGCCCTACCAATACCTGTTACAATATCGTTGAACGCTTGCGTAGTTGAAATCCCCATTGCCCGCCCGCGTAGAGCAGCCACCTCCATAAGTTGAGCTAACTGTTCGCTATCCGCGCTTACCCCTAACATCATAGCGCGTGAAGCTGCTTGCATAAGGTCAAAATCGCTAACCATGCCGAGTGAAGCTTCTCGCAATGCGTCCATAATCTCAGACATATCAGCGTCAAGGGAGCGCGCCAAACTGGCAGAAGCCTCTTCCATTCGTTGGAATGCTGCACCTTCTTTAGCTGCATCCTGAACCTCTTTTATTGCTAATGCAACAGACGTGATAGCCGCTACCGCAGCTAAACTTGCTTTCCACGCAGATGATAAGCCGTCCCCAAAAGTCTTCAGTCCACCCTGAGCATCTTTTCCTGCTTTTCCTACGCCCTCAATATCTTTTTTGACTTTGGCAATTTCGCTGCTGGCTCTATTTAGCGCGCTAATTATTACTTGTACATTAGCCATACTTTTCCCTCAACTCGTTAACTTCCATCACGATATTCCACACCTGCTCATGCTCACGCTTCCACTTCGCAGATTGACCCGGAATTTGCCCCTCGTTTTTATACATCTGGAACGCCCTGTACACATTGCCAACCTGCCTCAACTTGCGCATTAAACCAGCAGGCTGCTCCATTACGCCGCCTGAATAAGGAAGTGCATGGTATTCATCGCAAGTCAAACTAAGCTCCAGCAAGCTTGGTATCGTGCCTTTGCCTTCTGCATAATCGGCAACCTGTATCAGGATAAAGGGTCGAGGTTCATTGCCTCGCTAATCAGCTTTGCAATGCAATCTGCCAGCCAAACGATGTGCGCAGGCTTAGCGTTGTCTACATCCTCAAGCGTCCACTTCGGCTCAAGCAGGAACTCCTGCTTCACAGCCGCCCTGACGCTATCCCCACGCCACACCGATAAAGGTTGAGTTTCCTTGCCCTTCATGTCGAGGTGAAAATCCTCAAGCATCTTTTGCGTAATTTCTTTCAGAACGCACTTGCCAAACTTTTCGTGTTCGAATTCCATATCAGCCTCTATAACGTAGCCAGAGCAGATTTAGTCTCGATGGACAGCCAGTTAGATGCGGTCGGGTTATAAACGCCGTCCAGCACCAGATCGTAGGTCATCAAGCCGTTTTTGTCCTGAAACAGTTCCGGCGCCTGCATGGAATGTCCGGCAAAGTCAATTGTCATGGAGCGCAAAGCTGTGGTTAACCCACTATTGGTATAGATAATCCGCACGCGCTTTTCCAGAATTTTGCTGGCATCTGTCGCAAGCATGGCAATCAGATAATCGTCGGTGGACGCGTTCAGCTCCAGTGACAGTTTCAATTGCCCGCTCCACTTGCCATCGTAGCTTTTACTCGGTGTGCATTCTCCTAAGAAATTATCATAAACGCGGTTGGCATTGACGCTCAACTCCCAGCTAAACGCGCTTGAAGCCAACGCGGTAAAAGTGGAGCTACCCCAATCTGCTAATTTGACCGAAGCCATGCAGCCGGACAAGCGCGTACCAGTAGTTAGATCCTGCAAAGTTGCCAGCGCGCCTTCTACCACTTTCCCGCCCATCAATGACGCGCCCACGCTCACGCCGGAGTTGGCCGCCCCGCTTAGTGTCAGGCTGGTAACACTGGCATCCTGCATCTGCCAGACTTCGTTGGTCTGTCCGAACTGCAGCGTGGCATAGCGTGGAGCGGGAGCCGAAGTGGTCGGCGCGCTATAAGTGCGCGTATATGGGGTGGTTGTGCCAGACAGCGTGGCTGCGCCAAAAAGCATTTCCAGCCAATAGTTCAATTCTTCAAAGTCCGTGTCACTGGTCTCAGCGGTTGCGCTGGATAGATAGCGGTCAAGTACGGTCTGATGGGTGGGAGCTAAAGTCCCGCGCAACTGGTCAAGCGCGCGCGTTTCGAGTTCCGGCCGCAGCTTGAAGCTGGACACGTTCTGCAGCTTTACTGTTGCAGTTGTGTTTGGCGTGCCGAATGCGGACTGCCATGCGGATTGTAAAACATTATGTGCATTAAGCATCTTTCACCTCTAACTTTTCTTTCTCATGAACATATAGACCGGCTTTTAGAGCCGCCTCTTGAATTTCTTTAGGCAGCTTCGCCCATTCCTCAGCGCTCATATCCCGCGCCGGAACGCCTGCGAAGTAGCCACCGCCCTTGTAGATATATCTATCTTTATCCACTCACTACCTCCTTGATATTCAACTGGCAAAGCACGCCAGCGTAAAACCGCCCGCTTCCACGCGGCCACTCATACTCGCCCGGTGTCACTGATGCAGACTCCAAAGCGGTATTAGCATAAGGGCATCTAAACGTCCTCAGCATATCCACATATTTTCCAGCATAATCAACAATCTCTGGGGCAAACTCTCTCAGTCCAATCCCCTGTTCGCTCGCTTGCCAGAGCATAAGGTCGGTAATCTGCCAGTTTACCGTCAACCCCGTTCCAATCGCGATAAAGCTCAAATCCCGCCCTTCTCCCGGAGTTCCACCCACCGGAAGCAATAACCGGCATGGCAATTGCGATGTTGTGATATTCTCTGGCAATTCATTCAGCCCATATACAGCCGGCGTTTTACCAGATGTTGTTGTAACCGACTTAGCTTTAAGTACGGTGTAAACGTTCGTAATCACACTCATACCGCCGCCCTTCGCTTGTACCGGTCAAGCAATTTCTGCACATCTGCAGGCAATCCGCTTGGCATGATCGTAACACCATCGCCCGTCACCATCGGTCTGTCAATATCAGCGCTGGTGTCCTTTTGCCGATATAGAAAAGCTGCAAGCCTTATGCAAGCGTGCGTGATATCGGCAGGAGCGGTTGCACTATATCCCCACGTGCCCGCAACGCTAATCTCGCTATCGCCATTCGTAAAGCTCCAAGCTTGGTCTTCATCCAGCTTGATAATCCACTTCGGATTGTCATTGCGCGGAAATAGCCGATATTTATCGGAAGCAATCTCAACCCCATCACCATTTATCAGCTTGGTCACAGAGAGCAGGTCGTAACCCCATAAATACAAGTTCTGCCCGTCAATGTCATCTATGGTGAAATACTTGGTTGCCGTTTCAGCTTCAAAATGCCTGCCAGTGTAAGCGTCAATTATACCTTCAGCTCGTGTGAGCAAGTCAGTAAGCAGAGGGTCGTCTTCGGTCGTGGCAACGCTTATACCTAAATAGTCTTTTAGATTAGTCAGGCTTGCGTAGCTCATTCGGCTTCCTCACCATTCTTGACTGTTTTAGTAGCCTTTACTTTTGGCTTATTGGCTATCTTAACAGCAGGTTCTTCTGCAAAAGTAATAAACCCACATCGCCTGTAATCATTTGCGTATTCAACTGGCATTTCAGCAGTCGTGCCTTCTTTATAGGGCACTGATTCGCCATCAATATTGGCAACGAAATTGCGCATAACATAAATCTTGATAGACCCATTCATATTTTCACTCATAGTTTCACCTCTCTCGAATGGTATTAGTATATCACCGTTTGGCTTTATATGCCCGCAAATGACATCAAAGCGGCAGATCTGTTTGAAACCATGCCTCAAGCAATCAGCGGCAAACGGCATATCCGGGCATGGACTTCCGGCAGGTTCATTCCGCCGCATTTCGAATGTTTCCAGCACTTTGCGCCGAATTAGTGTGCATCCAAAGCCCCCTCCGCTTACCTCAATCCAGCCTTGCTCTCTTGCCTTTTTCACAATTTCAGGAAAATTTGACAAGCTCATATCAGGCCATTTGGAATTAACAGCCCTGCAAGCATTCAATATCGGCTTGAAGCAGCGAAACATATAAAGTCCATATACCACATCTGAATCGGTTGCCAGCATTTTTACCAGCGCATCTTCAGGAATTATCATATCGTGCTCAATTATGAATAGGTAATCATAATTCCCATCGAGAATGCGCTGCCTTGCATAGCGATATTGGTGCAGCGTGTTTTCGTGATCTACATTACGTATTCCGGTAATAGCTTTCAGATTATTAGTGCTTATTTCGACTTCAAGATCAACCCCTTCAGGTACTTTAATTTTAGAGATACTCTCCAGCGTTTCATTACGAATCGCCAATTCCCCATTATCCAGTTTATATGTTGGACAAAACAATAAAATTTTCATCTCTCGTATTTGTGCCCTTCTAATCCAAAATTGAAAAATGGATTTAGGCTATAAACGTTGCAGCCGTAAACCTCTTTTAGCTTCGCTCTCAATGCAATCGTCTGCGGCTCGATTCGAGTAATAAAATCGCGATAAAATTGCGCGCCATAAGGGGATTCGTCATATTCAGCAATATTCATCATTCCGTCCAACAGTCCGCAATCATGCCCAACAATAATAATGTTCGCGGCTCCCATATAAGCCGCAATGTGAATTGCGCTTGTTATAGTGGAGAAGGAAACAACAATCTTATCTGTCCCTACCACACTTAAATCAATCCTATCCATTTTATTGTTAAGATGCTCGAATACATAATCCGCGCCTTCATTCCTTGCTAATCTCAGCGTGCCGCAATCATATGCGCTGCAAATCGTCTTAAACCCAAATTGTTTCGAGGCTTCGATAGTAGCAGCCATTCCATTAGAATCTTTTCTGACAATGTAATCTAAATTAGTAAAACGTTTCCAGATTTGATTAACTCCAATAGCAAGCTTATTGTCAAAAAAGCTTTGGTCAATATAACCGGCAGAGGCGCCGGAAGCCACAACATAAATGTCATATCCCTCGTGAATGTTTTTCAATTCTTCAATTGTTTTCACAGCGCCTCTGCTTCGTTAGTTAATCGGTCTACGTCGGGTGAACAGCGCACTGGAATGCCTCCGCCTGCAAAACCGCGCAGCCGAAGCGATAGGTTGCCAAAATGCCAACCTGCCCATTACCAGCATAAAGTTCATTCAAACGGCGGATTCTCAACCCGCGATTAATCACAAAACCCATGTAATTGAAGTTACCAAATAGCAATGATTTATTTGTTGCGCCAATTTTTGGCACATTGCTATTCAATATCACGGGATAACCTTCCAGCGTTGGTCCATCCACAGTACCACTCAGCCGAGCTACACCACTTGTGAACGTGAATACTTTGGAATCGATCAGTCCCTTTAAAGTGAACCAAGTTGCGGGATTCATAACCCAAGCTGCACCATTGTGATAAGGTGAACCGAGTTTACCCATTAATGCAGGGATTTCAGTAGCAGCTATAGCACTATTGGAACTAAGCGGTAAACCAGCCGTACCACCAACAAATGCGCCTTGCGGTTGACCAGTACCACTACCAACTAAAGCATAGTAGTTTTCAGTTTCAGCTACCGCCCGTCCAATTGCATCGGTCAAGAACGCTTCCAGATTACTGTTTTCATCTTCCAACAGCTCTTCCGAAATCTTGATCAGCTTGGTGAACTTATAGATGGGAACGACTACTTGCCCAAATGTCGGTTCTTCTTCAGCTCCAGTAATTTGGACCTCTTCAGCCACTATTCCGAACTTTGTTAGGCTTCCATCCTCAGTCGGGAAGTTATATCTATCCCGATTGGTGGTCACGCGCATCAGACCCAGCTTGCTAATGATTGATTCTTCATCGCGCTTGGCGATAATCGAACCATATTCATCATCAGGAACGAGATAGCCACCATGTTCACCCATATCTGGATATATCGCACTTTCGTGCAGCGCTGTTTTTACTGCCTTACGTATATCAGATTCCTCGCCGGTGCGAACATAGTTCCAGAACACGCTCTTATAGCTTTTATCGCCCAAACTTTCAACTACAGCAGGTGCTTTTACAGTTCTCTCACCACGCTCTAATCCGGGCTCGGATTTCAGTTCTTCTATAATCGACTTACGGATTTCATCGGCAATTGCCTTGATATCCACTTTAGGCTCTTCAGCCTTTACCTCTTCAACGATTTTTTCTTCGTCCATAGTATTTTCCTCCATAGGAATTATTGAAATTGATTTATTATCAGCTTCAACCGATTCCTCGACCGCATCCACCGCTGATTCCTCAGCCTCCGGGATTGCCTCCGCGATTTTCTCAGTCTTCGCTTCGATTACAGCGAAATCGTTCGCTGGTAGTCGCCACTCATTGATATCAAACAGCGCAAGCTCACCTACCGGCCACACGCTGATTAGCCCACCCGCGCCTTTTCTAACCAGGTGGCTCACTGCCCCACTTGATGCCCGTAAGCTGTCAATGCTTGCCTTCATCAACCTTTGCGCTAACGGTTCGTCGCCGTCCAAAACGGGCTCGAACCAATGCCCGCGTTCATCCGCTCCAACGTAAGTGGCTTTACCAATCAACGCCGGAATTTTCTGTTTCTCGCCCATCTCTTCAGGGTCAAAGCCGTGATAGTAGGTAACATTCACCTCATCGCCTGTCTTTAGCCAAATGTCTGTTTCAGACGTGAACGCCTCTCCATCCAGATCGCGCCCCTCTATTGGCCCGCCATACGGTACACCCAGCACACGCCAGCCGGTATCGACATATTCGCCGTCTGCCTTCATGCGCTTATCAGTCTCAACCTCGCGCTCAATAACTCCCTCAGGTACTTGTATTTTGATTCTGTACGTTTCAGACATTCGCCACCTCTTGTTCTAAAGCCCTCATAATTTCATGCTCAATACGTGGTGCATAAACTCTCGCCGCTGTATCTACATTCAACCAGCCACTCGCAATATGCTGTGCAGTTTGCTTTGAACCTTGCACCAATTGTGCATAACTGGCATTATTGCCAATTACCGCAGTCCACCCAGTATTACGCATCTCAATTGCCCAGCGCGACCCGAGCTTTTCACTTCCCGGTCCACCGCGCTTATATGGCACGGTAATATCCCCACGCCTCAAATGATAAAAGAAGCCTTTCCTCACCCGCTCATTCGAACGGATAAGCGGATTAGACATCGGATATTTTCGCGGATATTCCCGCAGCTTGCCTTGAAGAAAGCGCGCTTGATTAGCAATTACGGCTTTAACCCGCGTCATCTGCTCAAGCTTCGTCAGCTTTGCGATCAATTCTTCGGCACCTTCAACGCGAATGCTAATTTCCATTACTTGTCCCTCTTTTTTGGCTCATAAGCAGTCATACATCTGCAACGAGGATGCAGAGGAGGAAAAACGCCATCAGTAATTGGCTTCTTGTGGCGCGGGCCGCAAACCGGGCAAACCATTTCATCATTAGCAGTCAGCCAAATTGGTACTAACTCAATGCCAGTTTCTTTTGTCATTTGCTCAACCGCTGCACGCTCCCCTTCAACAACCGCCCTTGTTGTTTCCGTTGTAGCAATCAGCTCAGCCCGTCTTGGCGAATGCCAGCGTTCCAGATGCCGCGTTAAATCCTCAATTGTCCAATTCTCGGTGAAAAAGCGCGGAACTGTTTCATTGACACCATCGTAAGTCGTTTGAAACATCTTTTGTAATAAGTCAGATAAATTCGTCCTTGCCCAATTAGCAGCTGTGTTATTCGCAAGCCCCCAATCAATTCCGATACCAATCCCGTCAGCTAAATCCATTGCCGCTTCGATGTAAGTATCAACCAGAATTGGCTCAACGTCTTTCTGAATATCCTTCCAGCCGCCCTGCCAATATTCAGGCGGTACGTTCGCTAAGTTAGGTGGATCACCTAAATAATTGAGCAATTTGTCAAGCTCAACGCGCAGATCCTTACTCAGCACCCGCGCTAATTTACGCTCAATTTCGTAGCGGTCAATCATGGATAGTTTCTCCACGCAATCACAGAATCAAATAAACGTTTCACGTCATCAACCGACTTTGCAGCTTCAAGCGCGCCACTTATTGCACCGTGCAAACTTGGCTCGATTACACTCGATTCAAACTCACGAATCCCCTTGCCATCCTTGATCCGCTTTTCAGCCATGCGCTGCCACTTCCGCAATTCAGCATCACGCTCATCAACCGGCTCCGACCCTGCCGCGTCCTCGCGCTCGTCCAATTGTTCTTGATGCGCGCTTAGCATCGCCGCTTGTTCATCAGTCAATGTGTAACCGGCCAAATCCAGCGCAAGCTCAATTGGAATTCCAGCAAGTACCAGCTTATTCAGCAGCGCGGCTCTGCCCCCTTCATCCTCTTGGAATATGTCCAGTTCCTCAAATTTGAATTCCAGCCGCATACCATCACGAGCCAATAATTGCGTATTCAGAGCATCCTCAAACATCCGTGCTCTTGGCTTAATAGTATCCTCATAAAACGATAAGCGGTCTTCTTGCGCGGTTGCATAGTTAGCTGCCTCGCTATCCAGAAGCGTTTGCTTTATACCAAAAGCCATTGCAATATTATCTTTGGCTATTTTATCCAGCTCTGTGAATGCTAAGTCTTTCAGCGGCGGCGTGAGAGTGGTAGCTGTAATTGAACCTGCCCGCATTCCCATAACCCGAAATGCGTTCTTAATTGTAGTCGCCGATCTCTTGAACCAATTTTGAACACGCTCAATCTCATTCCGGTCATTCGTGTCAATGCCCAGAA